ATAGTGTTCAAAAATATCTTTATAATATTGATGAAGTTTTTTTTGATATAAATAAATTTGTTACTCAAAAAGATGTCTGTCAATATTGCAATAAAGGTGAATTAATACCAATTGAACATGAAGGTATATTAGTGTGTAAAAACTGTGGTAAAAATATTAGATATTTGGTTGAAAATGAAAAACCATCGTATAAAGAACCACCAAAAGAAGTATGTTTCTATGCTTATAAGAGAATTAATCATTTTAGAGAAATATTAGCTCAATTTCAAGCAAAAGAAACTACTCAAATACACGATGATGTATTACAAGATATAGAACATCAAATTAAAAAGGAAAGGATATCTCTAGGTGAAATTACAACTAAAAAGGCAAAAGAAATTTTAAAGAAGCTTGGATATAATAAATATTACGAACATATACCTTTTATAAAAGATAAGTTAGGAATAAAACCTCCTGTTATGCCACCACAACTAGAAGAAAAATTATGTGATTTATTTATGGACATACAAGGTCCATATGCAAAATATTGCCCGGATGATAGGGTTAATTTTTTAAATTATTATTATACTGTTTATAAATTATGTGAATTACTTAACCAAGATGAATTTTTACCTTATTTTCCTTTATTGAAAGATAAGGAAAAAATGATTGAACAAGATGATATTTGGAGAAAAATATGCGAAGAATTGAACTGGGAATTTATACCTACTGTATAATTTACACCATAATTTATTATAGTTCAATTATAGATTGTTGTGTTGGTATAACGATATTATTTGAATTCATTATACAAATAATAAAATTATACAATAGTAATTTATTTTATTGTATAATATTTATGTTAAAGGTGTAATAATTTATCTAGGGAAACCAACTAAGTTAGCACCAATACCAAACCCAGCACCAGAACGAGCACTTACAGCCATTGAAGGTAAATATGTATCAAGAATACTGAATGTAGCAGCAGCGGTTAAGGCAATAAATCCAACCTCATCTAGTGATAAACTTCTCTTAGGAATAGCAAACGCGGCAATTGCTACAAAAAGACCTTCTACTAAATATTTAATTAATCGTTTAAGCAATTCATTTACATCCACAACATTAAAAATGTTCATCTTATATATTAATTAATAAGAAAAAAATAATATATATTTATTCGTTAAAAAGCTTAAAAATATATATAGATAAAATATATAAATGTCTCTGTCTAAAGAACTGAGAAATAAAAATATTGAATATAAATTAAATTTTGATGGAAGTGAAAACCCTAAATATGTAGATTTATTGGACGAAGACCGACCTATTGCTGGTCAAAAATTTTGTTGTGTTTCATTTGTTTCACCTGAACAAATTTTGAAACAAAGAGAAATTTATTTTATGGAAGAATTCTTAAAATCTTGGGATTTGACTAAATCCCTTGAAAAATTTGCTCAGTTTTTGAATTTTGTTTCTTACAAATATTCTCTAAATTTTACCAACTTATATGATGATTTACAGGAATTTTCTAAAGAAGAGAAGGACGTTCTCTCTAAATCTAATTTGAACGATGATTATAAAGCATTCTTAGACAATAATGAAGAGCGTCTTGAAAAGCAATTTAATGATGTTGCAAATTTCCAAACTTCTATTAGAGGTTTAAAGGTAAGAGGATGTTTTCCTACGCAACAAGAAGCCGAATTGAGATGTAAATTATTAAGAGAATTAGATCCTCACCACGATGTTTACGTAGGTCCGGTTGGAATGTGGATGCCTTTTCATCCAGAGGCATATAAAACTGGACGCGTTGAATATATGGAAGATGAACTTAATCAGCTTATGCACGAAAAGAAAAAGAATGAAGAAAAAGCAAAAGAAGAATTTGATAAGCGTGTCAAGGAAGCTAAACAGAAAGCAATTGAAGACAATAAACGTAAGGCATTAGAAAGTGGAAACAAGTTAACGCAAACATTAAATGAAGATGGAAATCTTATTAGTGTACGTGATATGAATACACAGGAAGAAAATCTTATTCAAAATAATGTAGTTACATCTGCTGATATTCGCAGAGAATTATTTGAAGGCGAGAACATTGTTACATCTACTGATACTGATCATGGATTATCTAAATTAACATAAGGAAATAAGGATTTAATCATTGATATTTTATTTACAATATTGACGATTTAAAAAACTACATCTTAAATGCACAACCTATGTCATTGGTGTAATTTGACGTTTCATAGATTTAACCAGTATGATTCTAAATTAAGAAATCGGTTTAATCAACTATTATATTTAATAAGTTTATCCAAATTTTACACGGAATTTATTGTCTTCAACCTTCAGTGTATAATACATTTAAAATAAATTTAAAAATAAATACATTATAAATAATTATCAATATCAATTATAATGTCTAAGTGTTCACATGTTGATTGTATTAAACGTCTTAAATTAACGGATATGAAATGTAAATGTAGAAATATATACTGTTCTCTTCATAGATTACCTGAAACACATAAATGTACTTTTGATTTCAAGTTGAAAAAGGAAGAAATAAATAAAATACAACAGGAAATGAGATGCATTAATCAAAAAGTTATAAAAATTTAATAATATTGTTACCATAAATAAATATGACTTAAAATTTTAGCATTATAATATCCATTTGATTTATTTATTTCATATTCAATTGCTTGTTTTCTATTTGTTATACCATGACTATGTCTACTGTAATAGTTCATTTGTCGTATTTTATTTGAATGATTTTTACTGGCATATAATTTTAATGGAGTTCTATCTTTGTATTGTTCATAATCATATGCTCCAAAATGTATTATATGGATTTTTCCTGTTTCTAAATCTTTAATATATGCCATATATTTCTTATCAGGATTGCTACTCTTTTCAAACTTTAAAATTTTTTCTTTCATTTCATTTTTACCTCCTGTTTGTACAAAAGGTGATCGTCTAATTTTATCGTGTCTTGCCAGTTTAAGTACTAAACTATCTGGTTTACAACCCTTATTAAGTATATCAAAATCAATAATAGATGATTTACCACTGCTTATTGCACTAGCTAATCTAGCCCTACCCCAAGATTTAGCAGTTTGATTCGGACGTGAACCAGATGAATAATAAGCTCCCATCCCTTTATTCTCTATTTTTTTAAGAGCCTTAATTGAACATTTTGTTTTTTGAGCCAATAATTTATTTGGAACTATTTTATCTACTCCGTATATCCGTTTAGCATTCAAAATATGTTCAGATGTTTTATGTTTATATGATTTTACTTTTTTACGCGTATAATAAATCCCTCGTTTATATCTTTTTCTAGATTTATTCAATTCAGTTTTAATTATTTTCGTATCGTTTAGTGTTAAACTTTTTGGAATATATCTTATCGGAACATTATCACCTCCAAACATATAATATGTTGTTAAAATATTTAAAACTTAACATTAAATATTATAATATATGGAAGAAATATCAGTTCTTTATAATAATTGTTATGGAGGATATATCATATCAAATAAAGTATTAAAAATTTATAATAAAAAAATGAAAGAAATAAATCCAGATTTTATACCAATTGTTGATAGCACAAATTTATTTTATCAAAGACATAATCCGGTAGTGGTACAAATTTATAATGAAATTGGAAAAGAGTTTAATGAAAGTTTTACTGATGTAAAGATTAAAAAAATACCAAAAATATATGAAAATCATTACATTATAAATGATTATAATGGCTTAGAAAAAGTTGAAATTCAATATGATAAATACAAATTAGATAAAGTAAAAGAGATATTGAATGAAGACAAAACGGATAAGGAAAAAATAGAAGCTATAGAATCATTATTAGGATAATTACCAAGTAGATTTTTTAACATTAATTTTTGGACCAGAACCTTTTTTCTTAACAGTAGTAGGATCATAAATATCGTTTTCTTCGTCAGAATTAAGGTCTTTAGACATTTCCCAATATTGTTTTGTACCTAATCTAAAATCTGGATGATCTTGAGCCTTATACCAAAATATTTGATCTTGTAGCTTATTAGATTTTGAATTATTGTTAATAACTAAACATTCATAATTTTCAGTGCATTGGTCCATTACTTGACAAAAACTTTCAAATGTAGGAAACATACCAGCATAATTTTCAAAAATACGTTTTCGGTTTGTAATATATGGTTCTCTTAAAATAAAAACATAATCTATATTAGTTCTTAAATTTGGAGGTACACCTAATGGATACTGCATGGTAATAATTAGCATAATTTTCCAATGTCTCCCGTTCATAAACAATAATCGCATCATTTTATCTTTTGTCCAAGTATTATCGTATAAACAATCATCCAATATAACAAATGCTCTTGGGTCAATAGTTGTTTTTTTATAGTGGGTCATTTCTTTTTTAATTTGTTTTAAAACAACTTTTTGTCGTTTTAAAATATTCTCTATAATTGCTGTATTATATTCATCATGTATAAATAATTTTGGCACGTGAGCGCTATAAAATCCATTTCCTGCTTCTGTACCAGAAATAACAGTTCCAACTGGAATGTCCTGATGATAAAATAATAAATCTCTAACTAAGTAACTTTTACCAGTATCACGACGTCCAATCAAAACAACCACTGGTCCTTTATTTTCATCTGGTCTAAAGCTAATGCTACGCATATCAAATTTTTTTAATTCTAAAGCCATTCTACAAGAATTTTAGAAAAAAAACTTATCTTATATACGCGATTTTAAGTTAAAAAACTTCTTTAATTTTATAATTATAATTAAATAATGCTTAGCTTGAATTATCAAAAACGAACTAATCATTTATTGTTTCAGGATTTAGAGAAAAATTTAAATGTAGAGAAATGTCAGAATTATATTCCAATTTATAATAAAATATTTCAATTAAATAATACAAATTATAATAATATTAATTTGGATAACAACAATCATATAACTAAAACATTTACACAAAATAATAAATTAAAAGCTACAGTTGTAGATGTTTCATATAATAATTTTAACGTGGATGTATTTTTTAAATTAAGTCCATTGTTAGATCCTGTTAAATATGTTATTGGAAAATATGATATCAATAATGCGAATTTATTAGAACTTCCCTCTTTTATGAATAAAGATTCGCACGCAAAAGTTAGAGATATGAATAATTCAGCTTATGTAGATGGTTTTTTTTCATATTTATCTAGTAAATTATTGCATGAATATAATTTTATTCATGGATTAGACTTTTATGGAGCATTTTTAAGTATAAAGAATAATTTTATTTATAATGCTACTGATGAATTAGAGTTTATGATGGATTCAAACTTTTTCCATGAACATAAAGATAAGTTATTTAGTATAGATGAAAAATATTTTGAGATAAATTCTGTAAATAATGAAAGTAGAAAATATAAATCTAAATTAGAGATTATTGATATTAAAGCTGAATTATTGGATTTTGATATAATTGAAATAAATAAAAATGATGATCAACAATGTGAAAATGGTGGTAAAGAAATAGTTATTGAATTAAATAGTGATTCTGAAAATAGAAATAAACATGAAGTAGAATTTGAACAAAATAATGAGTTTAATTTGTTATTATTAGAAAATATAAATGATTTAAATAACAAATATATTAAAGCCCCTTTAAATATTTCTAAACATTCAACTAAATCGTTTAGCGATTGTTCATCCAGAACATCCGACACAAATACAGATGATGAAGGATTTAATTGTAATATTTTTTCAGACAATGAAGATGATGCTGAAGATGAAGATATATTATATGAAACATTTCATGATGACGAGTCTCAATTATCAGAAAATGATTCTGATTCAACTACATCTACATTAAGTGAAGAACAAATAAATTTAACAATAAATAAATTTCCTATATCAATAATATGTTTGGAAAAATGCGAAGATACTCTAGATGCATATATGGTAGATAACGATATTTCAGTAGACGAATGGTCTTCTATATTAATGCAAATAATAATGATATTGATAACTTATCAAAAAGTATTTAATTTTACACATAATGACTTACATACAAATAATATTATGTATGTTTCCACAAGTAAGAAATATTTATACTATAAATTTAATAATTTGACATATAAAGTTCCAACTTATGGTAAAATATATAAAATAATTGATTTTGGAAGAGCTGTATATAAATTCAACAAATTCTTATATTGCAGTGATAGTTTCCATAAAGATGGAGATGCTTCAACGCAATATAATTTTGAACCTTATATGAATGAAAAAAAACCTAGATTAGAACCGAATTATAGTTTTGATTTATGTAGATTAGCATGTTCTATGTATGATACTATTATTCAGGATGATAATAATGAACTAACTATATTAATTAAAGAATGGTGCAAAGATGATAAAGGAAGAAATGTTCTTTATAAAACGAATGGTGATGAGAGATATCCAGTTTTTAAATTATATAAAATGATTGCTAGAACTGTTCATAATCACATTCCTCAAGAACAATTAAATAGAAAACAATTTTCACAATATTTGGTGTCTAAAAATAAATTGAGTGAAACAAATAAGTCCGAAATGATGGATATTGATTCTATGTAAATAAAATAAATTATTATTATATATGTATAATAATAATTCAACATTTAATTCTGGTAATAAATTAAAAGTTGCAGTATTAAAGGATGCACTTCCGTTTGCAAATTGTAAAAAAGACGCTAAACCAACCGGAATTACTGTAAAAATATGGGAAAAAACTGCTGATAAATATGATATAGATTATGAATATGTATGTATAGATAGAAAATATGATGATACAATCAAAGATGTGAGTAAAGGAAAATATGATATTGCATTAGCTGAATTTAGTGTAATAAATAGAAGATACGATGATGTATCATATACAAGACCTTATTTTGTTTCAAGAATGAAAATTTATAGAAAAAGAAATGATAATTCATTTCAAAATTTTGTAACAAATAGAATTGTTAAAATTCTTTTA